TGGTGCTGACTGATAAACTAACTGTTATTGGTGGTGCATCTAACCAGTTGGAATCAGTATTCTCAGGTCCTGTTACTTTCCAGAAGAAAGTTACATCACAGGATGAGATCCAGTCACTAGAGTTTACATACTCTAACGACGATGGCACGGTGCTGAGAAAGACATTCCTTGCTGAGGATGACGGATCTGGACTTCCTGTTACACAGGCAGATTCTGCATTCAACACAGGAGACATGTGTTACAACATTGATTGGCAACCAGGTCAAGCACTTGGTTGGATTTATGATGCAGGCACATGGTATAAGTTTGGATTGAGTGATACTACGCCTATCACATCTAATCGTTATAGTGGCGTTACACACTATGGTGTTGGTATAGCACCTGACGCTACAAATAGAATGAAGATTGGAGGTAACTTCCATGTTGAAGGTAACCTAGAAGTAACTGGATACTACGGTGCTGCCGATAAGTATACACTTGCTACTGGTCTTGCTAACAGCAACAACGGCACCACATACAATGGTGATGGAGCAACTGCAACCTTCGCTATCTCCCCTAACCATACATCTTACTCTCTATTAGTATTCCTAAATGGAGTATGTCAGGTGCCTGGTGTTGACTATCAAGTGAGTGGAAACTCTGTTGATTTCTCTATTGGCACAGTGCCACAAACAGGTGACACTATCCATGTAAGAGAGTTGGTTATCTAAATAAAATATCAAGAGGAAGTAGATGTCTACTAAGATTAATGGTAATCAGATTGACGCTGCCACAAGAGCAATTATTACTGCTCTAACTGTGACAGAGCAGATCAACCTGCCTGCTCTTACTCAAACTGCAATTAATGGTCTTGGGACACCTGCCTATGGTACTTTGGTGTATAATACCACCGAAGATATGGCACAAATCTATTTACAAGATGCTGCAGCAGGTGTGCCAGGTTGGGATGACGTGGGTGGTGGAGGTCCTGCCGTAGGTGAAGACTCTATCATTCGTACAAATGGACCTACAATCGGTGAGAATATCACTGTAGGACCTATTGCAAACGGAGGAGTAGAATTTACTAACGGTTTCACTGCAGGTCCTGTGGAAATTGCTAGTGGTAATACTGTTACTGTTGAAAATAATGCAACATGGTTTATTCTTGGTGGAGAGGAGAATGACCTAAAAGAGGGTGAGGTTGTGCAGGCAAAGTTTGCATCAACACCCCCTAATCGTTATTTGATTAGAGATAACAACTTAACTCAGATACCTGACTTAGAGGTATCCATTGCACCTACACATACAAACTCTAAGATTGTATTGATTGCAATGATTACAGGTAACGCTAGACATGTTACATCATTTGGTTTCTTCCGTGATGGTAACCTAATCACTAGTGGACTAAGCGGAAACAACAACGTTGGTAGTGGATCTGTTGCTACTACATATACTGGTGACGACACCAGTGACCACATGTATTCGTGGCCAGTGCACTATCATGACACACCTGGCACCACAAACGCTGTCACATACACTGTTGGGGCGTCTGCATCATGGAGTGGGTCAGTAAGAGATCTCTACATAAATGATAGAGGTAGCAATGACATGAGAAGTGTCAGCACACTAATGGCTTTGGAGGTCAGAGGTAACTAATGATTGAATCAGATTGGAGAAAATTCCTAGACCGTGTAAGGGATAAGCAAACTATCCCTGAGGATGAAGTTGTGCTCAAAGAGGCGATTGAGGCAGTATATCCTGGTGCAGGTTATGTATTGACAAATATTGATCCATACAACATTACATTTAGCGATAATAGAGAATATGATCCAGTATTGATCTTGAATAAAGTCAAGGATTTGACTTTTGATGTTGCTAAATATCGCCCGACTAATGCTCAATTACTAGAAAAACTATGGAAAGACATAGATGAAGGTAAGCTAAATAATACTGGGTCTTTCTACGAAGCACTTAAACCGTTTGTGAATTAACATGGCACTACTAAGAGTTAATACAATTCAAGATACCTCTGGTGTTAATGGTTTTAGTATCACCAATACTACCATTTCGATCAATGGTACTTTAACTGTTAGTGACCTTGTTATCAACGGCACTATTGGTGGATCATCAAACTACGTTGTACCTTCACAAGGAGGGCAAGGTGGTAAGTTTCTAACCACTAATGGATCAACACCTTCTTGGTCATCATTAACAACTAGATCTGGTATCAGATCAATGGAAGTATTCACTGCTAATGGCACATGGAATAGACCAGAGGGATGTAAAAACATCATGGTCACATGTGTTGGTGCAGGTGGCGGTGGATCAGGATATACAGAATCTGGTGGTGCAGGTGGTATGTCACAACGCCAAGTTGATGTGACTAACGTTTCATCTGTATCTGTTACAGTAGGTAATCCTGGTGGAGGTACTAACTACTCAGGTTGTGGTGGTAATGGTAATACCTCATCATTCGGTGGATATTGTAGTGCATCTGGTGGTGTAGGAGCTAACTGCTCACAGCAGCACGCAGGTGGTTATGGTGGTAACGGTAGTGGTGGACAACTAAACGTGCATGGTGGCGGGGGTAATGGTCATGGTAGTCATCACTCTTATGGTAACTATGCATCAGGTGTTAGTTACTACGGTGGTGGACAACCTGCAGGTCATAACCAAGTAAACTGGTCACACAGACATGAGCTACATGCAGCATGGGGATCTGGTGGAAACGGATCTCGACATAGTAACAGGGGTGCCCGAGGTCGTGAGGGTATTGTTGTTGTGCACGAATTCTGGGGTTAACTAATGAGTCTTTTAAAAGTATCTTCAATTAATGATCTAACCGACACAGGTGGATTCTCTCTATCTAATGGTGGTGTTACAGCAACACTTCCGTTGGTTGTAGGTAATATTGTAATTAACGGAGCTATCTCTGGTAACTCTGATCATATTATCCCAAGGCAGGCAGGTAATGCAGGCAAACTCTTGCAGACTGATGGTAGTCAACTCTCATGGGTTGAAGCAGCAGGTCTTGCAGGTATTAGAAGTATGCAAGTGTGGACAGGAAACGGCACATGGAATAGACCGTCTGACTGCACAAGTATTATGGTTACAGCCGTCGGAGCAGGCGGTGGTGGATCTGGTTATTGTGAGGCAGGTGGGGCAGGCGGAATGTCTCAACGTGTCATTGATGTAAACAACGTAACATCTGTATCAGTTACAGTAGGAAATCCTGGCGGAGGTACAAATTACGCAGGATGTGGTGGAAACGGCAACTCTTCAAGTTTCGGCTCCTATGTCACTGGTGGAGGTGGAGGAGGATCGAATTGTATTCAGCAGCACGAAGGTGGATTAGGAGGAGAAGGTATTGGTGGTACACTAAACGTATTTGGTGGAGGAGGAAACGCCCACGGATCTCATCACTCTTATGGAAACCATGCAGGAGGAGCAAGTTACTACGGTGGATCACAACCGTCTTCTCACAGACAAGGTAACTACAGTCACAGACATGAAGGGCACTCAGCGTGGGGTGCAGGTGGTAACGGATCACAGCACGGTAACAGAGGTGCTAGTGGTAGACAAGGTGTTGTCGTAGTCCATGAATTCTATGGACGCCCAACATCGCCCGATACTTCTTATGGTCAATCATCTGGTAACCCTGCAGAATCTGCAGAGGAAATCAAGATTAGAAATCCTGGTGCAGGTGATGGAGTTTATTGGATTAACTTACCTGGCGTAGGAGCAACCCAAATCTATTGTTTGATGGATAATAGATGGTTAGGTGGTGGTTGGATGATGGGTATGAAAGCAACTCGTGGCACCACATTTAACTGGGGATCTAGTTACTGGACATCTAACAATACTCTCAACACAGGATCAACAAACACCAACGATGGTGATGCTAAGTTTGAAGTTATGAATAGATTCCGTGCCAAGGATATCATGGCAATTTGGCCAGATATTGGTAACGGAGGATGCGTCCCTAGTAGTAACAGAGGATGGACATGGTTTGAAACAGATTTCAACACAGGATATGGTAGAGGTGGTAGGATTGAGCCTATCAACTTCTGGAATCAGGTAGATAGATTCTATAAGTCTAATGCCAACGAATTCTGTGGTATTGGTAATTTCTCTGGTCAGTCACACGTTAGATTCTACGGATTCAACTACAGAAACAATGGTGGTTGGGCACGCACACGTTGGGGATTTGGATGGAATGAAAACGGTGGTGGGTCTGGTGGTTATCCAGAAGCAGACATGAACTCTGATGACGTATCAGGTGGTATTGGTATGACTGGTAACTTTGGTAACTACTCAGCAGGAGACCGTATCAACTGTTGCCAGAACCGTAACGGAATAAATAGATCAGCAAGGGTGGAGTTGTATTTCAGATGAGCACACTTAGAGTTACAAATGTAAAAGACCTTGCAGGCATCTCGGGTTTCACTTTGACCACTGGTGGTATTACTGCCAATGCGACTCTGATTGTGGGTAACATTACTATTAACGGTAACGTTACTGGATCATCAAAGTATATTATCCCTAACCAGTCAGGTCAGTCAGGTAGATTCCTACAGACCGATGGCACAAACCTGTCATGGGTTGAAGCGTCTGCAGTATCAGGTTTTAGAGCTGTGCAGGTGTGGACATCTAATGGCACATGGACAAGACCTAGTGACTGTAAATCTATCATGGTCACCGTTGTTGGTGCAGGTGGTGGAGGGTCAGGATATACCGAAGCAGGTGGTGCAGGTGGTATGTCACAAAGAGTTATTGACGTGCAGAATGTCAGCTCAGTATCTGTTACAGTAGGAAATCCTGGTGGTGGCACAAACTACTCAGGTTGTGGAGGTAACGGTAACTCATCTAGTTTTGGTGGTTACTGCTCAGCAGGTGGTGGAGTTGGTGCAAACTGCTCTCAACAACACTCAGGTGGATATGGAGGTAACGGCTCAGGTGGTAACCTAAACGTCCACGGTGGTGGAGGTAATGGTCATGGATCTCATCACTCATATGGTAACCACTCAGGTGGTAGATCATACTATGGTGGATCGCAACCCAGCTCACACAGACAAAGTAACTATTCTCATAGACACGAAGGTCATAGTGCATGGGGAGCAGGTGGTAATGGATCACAGCACAGTAACAGAGGTGCATCTGGACGTGTAGGTGTTGTGGTAGTCCACGAATATTATGGCTAAATAACTAAGATTCTTTCAGAAAACCAATGAAAAAAGCAATTATCCACGGTGAGTCTGGAATGATCACCGACATTTGTGAAGACGGTGACGAGTTTCAAATCTACGATGGTGCTGATGCTACTATGAAGTGGATGGAAGTCCCTGACGACACAACCAACGAGCACCGTATGGTTAATGGTGTTATCTACCCAAGAGCAGAGCTAGAAAATCAGGCAGAAGCATACCTTGTTGCACGCACGATTGCCTATGGTTCTGTGGGTGAGCAGTTGGACATGATTTACAAAGACCAACTAGATGGTGGCACAAGATTTAAAGATCATGTTGCAGCAGTAAAAGCAAACGTGCCTAGTCCAAGTAGTGCACCTGCATTCACAGAGGATGTTAAGAAAATTCAAGTAGAAGGACGTATGGCATGGGAGCCATATCCTAGTTAATGTGCTATAATTTATAGTATGAAAATTTATATTATTGGTGGTGGGTCATCTGGTTGGATGACAGCAACCACAATGCTGACAAAATTTCCAGACGCAGACATCACAGTCGTAGAGTCACCTAGTAAACCCCCTGTGGGTGTAGGAGAGTCTACGACTCAGTATTTTAGGATCTGGGCAGATTATGTAGGACTCAAAGATGAGGACTGGATGGTGGCATGTGATGCCACATATAAGATTAGTGTAAGATTTAGTAATTTTCATGATGTGGACGACACACCATGGCAATATCCATTTGGATCGCCAAATTATAATTTGGCACACCCTGATGTCTGGTTTTGGAATCAATATAAGAAAGGATGGAGTAATGATAAATTTGCCAGAGATTATTGGATAGCAGCAGAATGTGCAGAGCATAACCTGTTACCTATCAAGGATCCTAATTTTAAAATCAAAAAGAATACTGGATTTCACTTTGATGCTGTAAAATTCGCTGAGTGGTTACGAGACAATAAATGCCAGAGTGTCAAGCGTATTATTGGCACAGTAGATGATTTTGAGAGGGTAGGAGACGATATAAAATATCTGTGGATAGATGAGAAACAACACGAAGCAGATTTATATTTTGATTGCACAGGATTTACATCTCTACTCAACAATTCTGAGTGGTTAGATTATAGTGACTGGTTGCCAAATGATACAGCATGGGTCACACGTTTAGAATATAAAGATAAACAAGAGGAATTAAAATCATATACACAGTGCACAGCATTGAGTAGTGGTTGGGTCTGGACAGTGCCCACATTTGCCCGTATTGGGACGGGATATGTATTCTCTAGTAAGTATCAGGATCATCAAAGTGCACTAAAAGAGTTTGCATCTTTCCTTAAATATGATACTGAAGAGTTTAGAAAGATACATTTTAAGACAGGAAGAAAGAAAGAGATATGGTGTGGTAATGTGGTGTCTATTGGATTGTCTGGTGGTTTCATCGAACCATTAGAATCTAATGGATTGTTGTCGGTGCATGAATTCCTACTCAAATTCTGTAGGATGTGGAAACCGCACACCACTCAAATGATGAGGGATACATATAACAAGGCAGTAGCATTTGCATTCGATGGTTTTGCTTCTTTTGTTGCTCTTCATTATGCTCTTACACAGCGTCATGACTCAGATTACTGGAAAGCGGTATCGCAAATAAGATATCCTGATGGTAATATGATTGAGGCAGCGAAGATCACAATGCTAGAGGAGTCACATAATTTTGGTAATAAACTAAATTGGCAAAATGCTGATGGAGACTCACTCTATTGTGTGATGGCAGGTCATGGATGGAATCCATTTACTGATGTTATTGAAAGTGAGATCCTATTTCATGGTGGAATTCCTGAGGACTCACACCTCAACAGTTGGACACACGAGTGGAATCATGCTAGACTAGGAGTCAATCCGTTAGATTATTACAATAGGACATTGTATGCAGTATAAGTCATTTTGTATTGTGGGTGGTGGGTCATCTGGATGGATGGCAGCTGCAACTATGCAGAAAGCATTCCCAAATGCTGAGGTAACCCTGATCCAACCTAAAGGCAGAGATATTATTGGAGTAGGAGAATCTACACTCGGACATATTAATAGGTTTTTTAGATTTCTTGGCATCAAAGACAAGGAGTGGATGCCATATTGCAATGCTACTTACAAGTCATCGATTGCATTTAAAAACTTTAGAGAGAATAACGGAGAGAGGTTTCAATATCCATTTGGACGCATAGATCACAACGATTATCGTAGTGATTATATGACATTCTTTGAGTTGCAAGTAAAGTATCCACACTTGTATCCACCCGAAGAGTTTGCACGTTTCTTTAATCCAAATACTATTCTATCAGAGCAGAATAAACTCTCACCACAATATATTTCAGAAGAAATGCGTAACTGGAATATGGAGCAGGATACTGCATACCATATGGATAGTGAGAAGTTTGGTGAGTTTCTACGCAAAAAGTTTAAGAAGGTCAAAGTATATGAGGGTATCGTAGGTAGTTGTAGTAAAGATGCAACAGGACATATCACGTCAGTAAATATCACAGAGGGATGGGATGAAGGTCTGATGATTGAAGCAGACCTATACATTGACTGCACAGGTTTTAAATCTCTGATCCTAGAAGGTATGATGGGATCTAAGTTTATCTCATTTAATGATGTGTTATTCAACGACATGGCAATGACTGCTAGGGTTGAATATACGGATCGTAAAAATCAGATGGACAATTACACAGATTGTGTAGCAATGTCTAATGGATGGTGTTATAACATTCCACTATGGAATAGAGTAGGAGCAGGATATGTATTCAGTAAAAAATATATTGACCCTGACATTGCACACGAAGAGTTTGTAAGTTATCTGGCAAAACGATATTCGCCCAAAGTTGCCGACAATGCTGACTATCGCCTGATTAGTATCAGACATGGCAAACGTGAGAAAGCGTGGGTCAAGAATGTTGTAGGTATTGGACTAGCATATGGTTTCTTGGAGCCACTAGAATCTACTGGTCTGATGACTACACATGAGAATCTGTTGTATCTGGTGGACTCACTCAAACGTCGTGGTAACGTAACTAAGATTGATATTGACAGTTATAACTATACTGTCGATCATGCCATTGAGTCTATGAAATACTTTATTGGCATGCATTATGTGTTGTCACAACGTGAAGACACGAAGTATTGGAGGGATGCTACTCAAAATACTGCACTATTCAGTAATCATGACCTGACACAGTATATGAATGATTGCCTTGGATGGCATTCTATGCTAGAATCACGAAGGGAATATTTTCAACTGTATGAAGGTCTGAGAAAGAATTTCTGGTCAGCAGATAAATTTGATGGTCTCGTATATATTGCAGCTGGTATGGGATTCCGTCCTATCAACGAGCATAGTGTTGCTGAAGCACATCATATATACCCACTCAGAAAGGGTGAGGTGGAGCAAGTGCACAAAGATTGGCAACGTGATCGTGAAGCAATATATAATTCAGTAAAACAATTACCAACTCAGTATGAGTATCTAAGAGGATACATTTATGGTCAGGACGATGTGGAAGAAGATCAAGGGTAAATTCCAGAAACCTTGGATAAGATTTTATTCAATGGATGCAGGAGTTGCCGAATTTTTCCCACTATACCCATCACAAAAGTTGAAACGTCAATGGCGAATCAATACATTAAAAGAGCAATACCAAAACAAGAGTGATTGCCCTGTATTGGCACTAAAAGAGACATTCGACAACCTAAAAATGAAAGACAATGGTATCAAGGAGCATGCAGCCACATGCCCTGCTATCACTGCGATCATGGATAGTGGATGGATTTTGCCTGCACCTGCCGACTTTGCAATTAGACCAGACCCAGAGAAAGGCACATTTCAATGGGTGACACGTCAGTTGTTTGTTGGTGGTAAGTATGTCACGTCTCACATTGAGAGACAGACTGATGGTATGCGTGATCTAGTTAATAAAGCACAACCTACCTTAGGGCAGGTAGTTAAACTAGAGACCCCTTGGAGGGTCATGGCACACCCTGATATTGTGATTTTGCAGATCCCAGTATCATATAGTGATGACAAACGATTTAGTGCACCAACAGGGATCGTAGATCCGTCATACTCATATGAGATCAATGTGCAACTGTTTTGGCATGCAATGGAGGGAGACCACATTGTTGAAGCAGGGACACCATTGTGTCAATGGATTCCCATCCCACGCAAGTGGTTAGACACAAAAGAGTTTAATGTCATCATCGAAACTGCAAACGATGAGGATTACAAAGCGGAAAGAATGATGGATTATCTCAAAACTAAATCGTTTATTGAGAATACCAAATTAAATGACCGTATTAAAGATCACATGAAGATTAACTCACTAAATAAAAACCTAGAGAGGTTCGATTAATGGAAGCAAACAATCTCAGTAGTCAAACTACAGAAGAAATTAAAATTGACGAGTTGGCAGGTGTCTCTCGTGAAGAAGAGCGTGGCATTATGTGTGATGAGGATGGTAATCCTGTTAAACTCACCTTTGACCAGCTAGTGCAAGACTTTTGCGATCAGCATAAGGAAGCAACTGAAGAGTATCAGAAAATGAGCGAAGCACTAGACAATATGTCTTACTCATCTACTGTTACTCGTGTATCTCTTGAAGGACTACAAGAGAAGAAAGATAAACTTAATAAACTGCAAGGAGCGGTAGAGGCACTCTATCTCTTTAAAATGCATGTTGACCCTAACATTACTGACAAGGAATTTACCTTTGAGGACTAAATGATTAAATGTGATTATTGGTTTCCTCGTGGCATTTGGCACAAGGAAAATTGTGGATTAGATACTGATCATTTTAACGAATTTGCTACGGTGCATCGTGGAGCGATGTCAGGTAGAAAAGCATCTAACGAAGGTGGTTTCCAGTCAAATGACTGGGGTAGTGAAAGAATGCATACCATACCACCATTGAAATATCTCTCAGAGCAAATCTATGAGGTTGTTGATGTAGCGTGCCAAGATCTAGGTTTTAGAGATTACGCTATGTTGATAACAAATGGTTGGTTAAACATAAATGGGCCTGGTGATCTCAATCATGTGCATTCACATCCTGGTGCAATCTTTGGTGGAGTATATTACTCAAAAGTGCCCGAGAAGTCAGGTGACATCACGTTTATGCGTCCTTTTGATGAGTTGCATAAGTTTAAATCATGGGGTGTAGGACATAACTATCAACATGGTTTGAATCCACTCAACTATGAGATTGCATCATACAAACCTGAGGTCGATCAGTTGATTATTTTCCCTGCAGACATGCTACATCAAGTAGCAGCAAACAAAAGTAGTGAGGAAAGAATCTCTTACTCATTTAACGTGACACTATACTCACAGCATATTAATTATGGTAGTATCCAGAAGTCTATCGAATCTATTAACGACAACCTATCTGAATCGACTGACTGATACAATGACATCAAGGGGTTTCCCTTGGTATTTTCTACCACATGACGTAACATTTGGTAGTGGTTATAATTATCAATTTGGTAATATTAATCTCAATACTGATGATGTTGATCTAAAGTCAGAACCTAAACGCACAAGTGTTGGATGGACACATGTGTTGTTTCATGATGGACAACCAGTCTCACAATATTATGATCTCTTTATTCCTATTGTAGATCATATACAGGACAGGTTAGGACGTGGGACATTTGAGTTGTTTAGACTCAGGTTAGCAATGCTACATCATAATCATTTTGTGGAGGATTTCAACACACCACACACAGATCATGACAGTAAGCATATGACTGGTATATATTATTTCCACGATAGTGATGGAGATACTATTCTATTCGATCAATGTGATGACCCAAATGGTGATGTCAATAGACGTATCAATGAGATATTCACACAGGATTACACGATAGCAGAGAGAGTCAAACCAGAGAAGAATAAGTTTGTATTGTTTGATGGTAATAGATTTCATGCATCATCTAATCCTAAGATCAATCAGTATAGAATCGTGTTGAATTTTAATTTCCGAGGGATGCCTGATGACATTCTTACTTCCCCTTAAACTATTTGATAGAAACTGGGATCTCGATGTGCCATATTATTATGAGCAAGTCATCGATGAGAAAGAGTGCAATGACATATGCTCATGGAAAGATGTCGAATATTGCCTTAATATGCCACAATTTTTCGATATCGATGTTGTAAGTAAACATGAGATAAGAAAGATAAACCCACATAAACATCCACGCTCATGGTCACCACATGCATGGGAAGAAAAGAGCGAGTTGTTTCAACTATTCAGAGAGGGACATACATTTATCATTAACAACTATTCTTACAGAAGTGAGAAGGTCATGAAGATGGTAGGTGAGTGGTCACAAATATTCTCAGGTGATAGTCAGTTTCAAATATATTGTGGTAAAGGCAAGTCAAATAGTTTCTATATACATGAGGACTTGCCTAATAATTTCATCGTGCAATTAAAAGGCAAGACACATTGGAAAGTATATAATGAAAGAAGGGCAACGTTTGTCGCACAGGGAGATCCTGGCGATGCTATGATAGACTATGATAGTTTCACACCTGCTATAGATGTTGTGCTAAATGCAGGTGATGCCCTATACATCCCACCAAGATGTTATCATCAAGCACAACCGTCAGAAGAGAGAATATCCTTGAGTATTCCAGTACATCATTATTCTTTATATCATGCTCACAGCATTACCAGACCAGTCGATTGGCGATGGTTTAGAATCAGTTAATCCTTATCCTTTTATCTTTAGATCACAGTATAATCTCTCAGATATATGGAAGGATATTAAAAAGGAGACAGATATATTTCTAGACTTTATCGAGAGTCCAGAGTCTAACTATCTAAACTCAGCACTAGAAGAGGGTGGAGTATCGTCAGTTGGTAGATGCCGACATGACCCACCACACGGATGGCAATGTTTTGATGACTTGACTAACAACCACATCCCTAGTGTTGTAGATAGGATATGGGATATGTGGTCACTTAAAGGTGTCTATCGTAATATGTCAGAGAGTTGGATTAATAGACATCCACCCAAGGCAACAACGTTAGAGCATCATCATCACAATGTGCAGGTGGGAGTTTGTGCATACTTAGATGTGCCAGAAGGTAGTGGTAACCTAGAAATTCTCAATCCTTTGCATACATTTAAGTATGCAGAACCTGTTGACGATGGTTATGAATTACCTAGACAGGATCATTGGATCCAAATTCCAGTAAAGACAAATGATGTATTATATTTTCCTGGTTGGTTGAAGCATAGGACAGGCAGAAACAATAGTGATAGCAATAGATATGTGATGACTATGAATATCACAGCATATCAAATGACTAACATTGACAGAGGATATGATGAGTTTAACAACACCATTGGATTTATTGAATGAAGCACCCTCTAATTAAAATATATGATACTGACATACTTGACGATGATATTTGTCGGCAAGCAATAGAGTTACCTTATTATCATGGCAGACAAGATTTGCCACAAACTAATCTTGAGAAAGTAGATCTTAGAGGGACATACTATACACATGATTTCTATAGTGTAGATCATCATGGAAGCAAACCTTTTGATCAATGCTCAGGACATCATCTATATCAATGGGTGTTAGACAGACTCGAAAATTGCTCACATGTGCCCGTGCCCCCACGGGAGACATTATACTCAGCATATATGAATGTGTTGAAACATGGTGATGCACCCAGAATCCATTGTGATGCACCATACTGGTGTGATAATCAATGCACTATGATTGTCTATATGAATCAGTTTTGGATACCTAACTATGGTGGAGAAACTATATTCTATGATCACGAGTTAGATATCGTCCACGCAGTAGTGCCAAAACCTGGCAGAGTGGTCATTTTCGATGGTAGAATCCCACACTCAGGACGCACACCCACACCATATTTCTTGTGGAATAGATATATGATGGCATTCAAGTTTATGGGTATTGAGCAACGCAATGAATTGTTAGATGTTGCTAGTAAACTTAAGCACCCATACACAGAGGATGATCTAGGAGTAGCAGGACTCAATCCTAAAAAGGTTAAAGAGTTGATGTATGAGCAAACGCTGTTATATTGGACAAAGTAAAAATGGTATCGTTATAATAAATACAAATAACGATGGAGATCAACGTGTTTGCAAAAGATGCCATACTAACTGATCACGAGAAGAATCTCGTTAGAAAGTGTTTATTCCTCTACCAGTCTAAGATGTGGAGAGAATACAATGGTGTTTCAACTGTTGACCGTGATACTATCTCTCAGATTATTGAAAAGTTACACTTGAAACATGACTATCCCACTTATCATAAGTAATGCAGATAGGGTTGAATTACGAAACATTATGAAACACCTAGAAGTTGGACGCAAAGCAAAGTATGATGGTCTAGAAGGCACTATCGAATTTGTTAGTGATGACTACATCACTATTTGTGTATCCACTAAACCTAATCCCGAAGGGTCACGACAACCTATGAATAAGTGTTGTATTTGTGTATATCCAAATGAGTGGGGTAATGTTGAAGTAGAAGCAATTAAACAATATGGTAAATCATATAAAGGAAAGATAGATGATCATCCTGGAAATGATATGTTACCAGAGGTTGACAAGAGATAATTATATGCTATTATATTAAAGGCGAAACAACATTCTTTATTATGTTTGTTTCGTCCCACCATTGTGACAATCGAATAACTGACCTAGGGGTGCACAGCACCCCATTTTTATGTTATAATACGTCTAACGACACGAATACATTGATCACACTTCGCCCACATCAGCAACGAGCACTCGATGCTATGAGCACAGCAGACAAGGGTCAGATCATCGTCCCAACAGGCGGTGGTAAGACATTTATTATGATACAGCATGCTAAGAAACTATTAGAGACACCTAACATGTATCTCAATAGACCTAAGCATATTGTTGTAGTAGCACCTCGTATCTTACTTGCTCAACAGTTGTGTGATGATTTCATGGAGCAAGTTAAAGGTCGTGTATGTCATGCTCACTCAGGTGAGACACATTATTACAGCACAACCAAGGCACTAGAGATTGCTAATTTTGTTGAGGGTTGCCGTGCTCTACATGAGAATGCAATTATATTTACAACATATCATTCACTACATCGTGTATTGGAGTCTGATATTCCTATTGATGCTATCTATTTTGATGAAGCACACAATAGTGTAACACGTCAGTTTTTCCCTAAAGCAATGGAGTCAAGTAAAGTTGCAGATAAATGTTATTTTTTCACAGCGACACCACGCACAGCAAGAAAGAATGAAGGCATTCATACTAGAGGTATGAATAACAAATTTGTTTATGGTGATGTATTGGAGTCAGTCCCTGCACCAGAATTGATTGCTAACGGTAGTATTGTGTCACCTACTATCGTCCCATTTACTACTGAAATGGATTTGGATAGAGATACAATGCATGAGACACAAACAAGGACAGTTATCAATGTGCTAGACACACTTGATGAGGAGTCAGCATCTAAGGTGTTGATTGCAGTCCCATCTAGTCGTATCCTCGGCAACATGATCGGTCACACTACTCTATTGTCTCAGTTGAGACTCAGAGGTTATGACTATCTACATGTCACATCTAAATATGGTGCATATATTAATGACAAGAAAGTAAACAGAGAAGAGTTTATGACAACTCTATCTGAGTGGGGTAAGGATAACAACAAGAAATTTGTTGTTATGCACTATTCTATTCTATCTGAGGGTATCAACGTCCACGGTCTGACCCATTGCATTCTATTGAGAAATCTCAATGTTGTATCAATGGCACAAACTATTGGTCGTGTGATTCGTATGCATAAGGATGACACTAAAGCGATCGCTGAAGGTCGTATTCCTGCAGGTGCATGTCAGTTTTATAGAAAACCAACTGGTTACTTGACAGTCCCTATCCATAACAATTATGGTAATGCAGTTGTCAAGAGACTACAGAGAGTAGTCGATGAGATTTTTGTAAAGGGTGTTGCACCCACATCTATTGTTTAATTATGAAAAGGTATCAAATCAAATCTAAATGGTATTACATTTTTTGGGGTGTTGCAACTCTTAGTGTTGTAGCAGGTCAGATCTATGTTGGTAGTGGTTACAGGCATATGAGTAGGACACTTGAGAAACTGACCACTACATTGCACTACCGTCTTTATTGACGCTATAATAAGATCAATCAGACAAATACAATGAAACTCAGACCCCAAGCAGACAACATCCAACTCGCTGAAGCACTTAAGCGTATCGTCCCTAAAGCAGTCAAGTTGACTTCAGACCGTGTTGCTAAAGCACTACACATTTGTAGTGGTGGTAAGAAGTCTAACCTAGATACATTCTTTGGTGAGGACAATACAGTTGACAAAACTAAATTTCTTGCAAACATCTTTAACCCTGCTCTTGAGGACTCAGCAGTAGATTTGGGTGTTGATTACATTAGTGAGGAGACAGTTGGTTACGATGCTCTACTCTTAGAGCAAGAGATCGAAAACAAAATGTCACTCGGTAGTAGCACATCATCATTCGCTACTGGTAACAATCACAGTAAGACCAAGGTTGATAAGATCTTTTGTGTTAAGTTGACACAAAAAGAGAATGGATTTCCTGAGGTGTTTGCATGTCTAGTTGACTTGTCACTTGCTATGAATCCTGCTACTGGTTGGACTGACTCAGTTACTAAGACTGGTAAAAACAACAACGGATTTTCTACTCTTAGAGTGCACAATGAAGATCTTATTTGTATCACACCTATCTACGGTAGTGTAAGAAGGACACAGAAATTTATCCACACAGTTTATGAAACTATCGCTTAATGATACCTATCACATGAGTTGTATCGATGGTATGCAACTCATGGATAAAGAAAGTGTTGATCTCGTCGTAACGTCACCGCCTTACGACGATTTACGCACATATAATGATAGTAGCAAGTGGGATTTTAATGTCTTTAAGGATGTTGCTACTGGTCTGGTCAGAGTGTTAAAGGAAGGTGGTGTAATAATGTGGAATGTAAACGATGCGACAATAAAAGGATCCGAGACTGGATCTAGTTTTCGTCAATGTTTACATTTTATGGATTTAGGGTTGAGACTTCACGACACAATGATATATGAGAAAACAGGCACAGCATTCGCTAGTGGAGTCAAGTCAGTAAGATATACTCAAGTATTTGAGTATTGTTTCATACTATCTAAAGGACGTCCCAAAACTATTAATCTTATTCAAGATAAGAAAAACAAGTGGGCAGGCATCACATCATGGGGTAATGCTACATCACGCAAAAAGGATGGCACTACACATGACCCTAATCGTAAGAGTAATGCGATTAAAGAGTGGGGAGTAAGGACAAACATATGGAGAATTAAAAATAGTGGTGGATTTGGACAATCGTCTAAAGCATCATATAAACATCCTGCTACAATGCCTGAGGAGTTGGCACGAGGTCACATTAAAACGTGGTCTAGTGTCAATGATGTAGTGCTAGACCCATTTATGGGTGCAGGCACAACCGCTCAGGTATCAGTAGAGGAGAATAGACAATTTATTGGTTTTGAGATCGATGAAACATATCATAAAATGTGCATCGATAGACTCAGACCATTTAAAGACAACTTACTTACAAGACTAGACTATGCTTAAAAATAGAGCATTAGTTGTGCCTAAAAGTAATAAGGCACAACAGATATTTACCAAATATCTCAACAATAAGAATGAGGTTATTGTTGAGCATATTAGAGGTAATAGGGTGTTTTGCTCAGCACCTGACTATCCTGACTTTTGGTTTTGGGTTGACCGACTAGAAGGTGGGGATGATAATTGGCAAATTCAATTACTTAATGATAGACTATGATCTCACTTCCTAATTACTTCACCGAGACCAGTAGTGCCCCATATGATAGGCATTGCTATAAGGTTATTTGCAAAGATAATTCCACTAAAGTGTTGGATTCATGGCAAGAAATCCAAGAGTTATGGTGGAATAAAAAGATTCTTATAGATAGAATTGAAGTAATTGATAGACCTAAATCTAAAGGAGGGAGTGGTTTTGGTTGAAGTTGTTAGTGGTCTTTTTCCTGACTGGATGGTAGATAGTGTTGCCAACAGATTAGTTGAATATCCTGTTAGATGGACTAATAGTCCCTATGCCTGCTATGAGAATGCACGATTCTTTGGCACTATGGTAGTGCAAGATGGTGTATTTGTGGGTAGTGAGGATGAATGGTTTATCAAATATTTTAATGCACTCATGGAGCATCGATTACATGCTAAAACTATGAGGACACTATTGAATATGCAATTTGATAATATGCAGTCACAAATCCATAATGATGGTGACATGCCTAATCTTATCTCAGTTGTATATCATGCAGCTGGTGAATCAGGTGATACTGTATTCTACAATAATGCAAACGAAGAAATAGAGAGAGTGCCATTTCATATGGGACAAACTTTAATTTTCCCATCGCATATGTATCACATGGGACTACCACCTGACGATGGCATACGAGTGTCACTCGGGTCAATCTATTGTATGACAGATCAAGTAGTGGCACAAGACCCTACCATACATAGGTTAAGTGCCATATAATATAGAGGTTAAACAAACACACATGCAAATTCCAACATACGATTTCCCACATTCACCTATTCTATGGTTAGGTTTTTTGGGTATTGCAGTAGCACTAGTGACTGTTTACACAGTTAATAAGGCATACTTCAATTCGCCATTTAACAAATGAGGATTATTGATGATTTCGTCCCTAGTGTTATTCAACAAGAGATTCATGATCTTTTATTGAGTGACACTTTTTCGTGGTCATACTGTCGTAGGATAGTATCAACTGACCCCGATTCGAGATCACAAATGGTGCATATGTTTTATAATAATGGATTTCCACAATCTGACTTTTGTCAAGATAGGGCAATGCAACCATTATTGTATAACTTAAATGCATGTGCACTCATTAAGATTAAAGCAAACTTGCAACTTCGCTCGCAAGTGCCCACGTCATCACACCCACATACAGATCATAAATTTCCTAACGCTTTAACTGGAATTTACTATGTTAATAGTAATGATGGTTATACGATGGTAGGAGACCAAAAAGTAGAGTCTGTTAAGGGTAGGATGGTTATATTTCCATCCGAGACAATTCACTATGGCACATCATCCACTCAGGATAGATGTGTAATCAACTTTAATTACTTTCCCCAGTCATGAATACCATTGAATTCGCACTCTCATCAATGAGATATACCTACATGACAAATATTAAACGACATGTAGATGACTCAAATATTGGTAATAGCGATGCTATTTTCAATGAATACATTATTAACAATGAAGATCCCGAGGATAGTAGTTACGAATGGATGTATCTAGAGGACTTAAATGCAGACAACAACAACCTACCACATTTACTTTAAAGGTCAAGTTATCTTTAAAAACTTAGATCAGGATGAATTCGATACCATATGGAAGAGAATTTATCGATCTTATCATACTGACGATATTTCATATTGCAGTATTCAAGATAACCCTATCGACCAATTAGAGGAAGCATCCTACTAAAATGAGACCATTAACACAACATCAGTATGATGAGGTGAGACGATACTTCACTACTAAAGAGTGGAGATATATCCACGAATGTGTGGAGAGAGATCGACATGACTTCGGAAGTAATGAAGTCAGTAATAAAGCATTTAAAAAATTGATTAACTTGTTTCCTAGTAATTTTAAATGGGATTTGAGTGATGACGAAATGAATATAATTGAATCATATTATAATGATGGATATAAATGTGACATTTAATATTGTGTCACATAAACTTGTGCTTTGCTCACCTATGCCCTATAATAGGATGTAATCACACAGAATCACATGGAAGACCAACTAGCGATCATCAACTCACACCTAGATCTAAACGTCTCAACATATAGTGAGCATGTTTTCGTATCCGAGGATTATGTAGAGAATGATCACGGTATCCAATTAAGTGCATTTACTATTACTGAAGATCTTAGTGGTGCACATGTAGGTGATTATAATGCTTACAAGTATAGAGTTAATGCTCGTAAGCAATTAGATAATGGTGTATTCATATACACTAAGATCGGTGGATATGATACTGTTTGTGAATGTAAAGAATTTATTGAAGGTTATATTAATCAAGTCCCCACTAAACAAATCATGAATTACTAATGAGATACGCTCTAACCTTTATTATTATCTTTTTCACAGTCAACTTCGGAATCAATGCAATCAAAAAATTCTCAGCAATCCAAGATCAAAAAACTGACCAGTTATGCCAAATTGATCAATCATACTGTAAACAATAATTATATTGATGCAGTAATCAATGGTAATGCTTACCTATGTAAAAGAGAAAGTCTATTGTCAGAGTGACAGTTTTATTAGTGGCACACGGTAACACACTACCGTGTGCTTTTTTGTTATTATATTAATAGTTAAACAAATCACATGCACAACTTCAAAGAATTTCTTGACTATTGTGAATCATTCTATTCACCTGAGCATCCTGACTGTTTATATCCTATCGATGGATTAACAAGACAAGAGTTAGCACTTGCTACTCTCAATGTTTTAGATTTATGTGAAGAAGGCACTCATGTAACATGGGGTGGTGGTGATAGTCTAGACCGTGAGAGAGTGAGAGATCAGGTTATCGAAGCAAGAGCAGTTGCTTACAACAATGCACTCAACATCATAGGAGTTAACTAACATGAATTTCACTCAAGAGGAAGCACTTTTAGATCAATGCTATGACGAATGTTGGGAAGACTTTCGTAAAGAAAATGGTCTAACTGATGATCAATTATATGCTATGGAGCAAAATTCAAAACTAGGTTATTTGCCTGTTATTGCTGACGCAGCAGTCAAGAAATTTTGGGAGATTACATCATGAATGACAATCAAATCAACTGGTTAAGTGACATTTATGTGCAGTATTGCACAGATCACAATCTACCTATGTTAAGTGCTGATGAGCAAGATTTATCATCAATGTCAGTTGCAAATCGTGACTGGATTACAACATTTATTTCAATCTGGGAGGGATTATCATGACTGTAAAAACTGGTGATTTACAAGAGATCAAAGAGGAGTATGTAGAGTATATTATCACAACTATGAGTAACGAAGAATTGCTCAAACTTGCTAAAGATCAAGTTGAAAAAGAAATTGAATCAATGGACACAGAGCAATTCAAGAAATACACATTTAATAATTGTGATGAATACATCTATGAAGATCTTAAAGCATATGTAAATGAAGATGACCCATCAAAGGCATATCAATTAATGCTAGAGATTATTGACGATAGGGAGTTAGCATAATGTATAACTCAGTCAAAGATATATCACTAGGTGATATCGTATCATATAAGGGTGATACATACACAGTTTTAATTAACTACATTAAGGACGATACTGACAGAAAAGGATTTACACCTACTGAAAACTGGACAGTATTAATTGATGACAATGGAGACAGAAAGACCGTATATAATTATCAAGAATTAAAACTTATTCAATCAATTCAATGCTAGTAATCACTATTCTCGTTATTATCTTTATTATCTTTTTAATGCTCAACTATTACAACCCACATCACTAACTATGAAAGAAATTACCTACTGTTTCAAAATTCAAGCAGGCAACGATGCTGAGATCAATCCATTTCACTTAGCAGAAGAAATACAGGCATATCTTGATAGTCATGCATCGTATTATAATAGAGTAAAAGATGAATATGAAACACCTAGAGTAATAGGTTATAATGTTAAACTAGATGAATTCACACCTACACATTTTCCCCAACTTAAAGAATGATCGACCGTAATACTATTGTCTATGGTGACGTAAGAGAAACACTTCCAAATCTTTGGATGCATAAAGCACAAATGTGTGTAACATCACCGCCTTATTATGGACTAAGGGATTATGGTGGAGAAGAGAATCAAGTAGGTCAGGAAGAAACACCAGAAGAATATATTAAAAATATGGTGGAGATCTTTCGCTTAGTAAGAGATAATTTACAGGATGATGGCACACTATGGTTAAACATAGGAGATAGTTATTATAATTATCGTCCTGGAAAAGGTCAGTCATATCCTAAGCAATCAGTAAGTAAGACTAAGCAAGATTTACCTGATAAATGTAATAAACGTGGTAATAAGTTAGAGGGATTAAAAGAAAAGGATTTAATCGGTATTCCGTGGATGTTAGCGTTTGCATTACGTCAGGATGGATGGTATTTAAGGCAAGATATTATTTGGCATAAACCTAACCCGATGCCCGAATCCGTGAGAGATAGATGCACTAAAGCACATGAGTATATTTTCTTATTCAGTAAGAATAAGAAATATTTTTATGACAATGAAGCAATCAAGGAAGATGCTAAAGACTGGGGAGTGAGAGATAGAAGTAAAGGAAAGTATCATAATAAAGGCACAGGATTAAGTCCCCATACTGGACTAACTAAATCTTATCCTAAGAAGAATAAGCGATCTGTATGGTCAGTAACTAATAAACCATATAAAGGAAGTCACTTTGCAGTATTTCCGCCTGATCTCATTCAACCGTGTATTTTAGCAGGGAGTAGAGTAGGTGACCTAATTTTAGATCCATTTATGGGATCAGGGACTACCGCAATGGTTAGTAAGCAATTAGGACGTGATTATATTGGATGTGAGTTACATTCAGAATATAAGGAATTAATCGACAAACGTATTAATAGTGTGTGACAGTTGGATTAGTGTCACATATAAACTACCTACCGTGTTTTTAATGATTATAATGATTATATAATCATAAATTACTCACATGGACATCTATCAAACAAGAGTATTACAGGCAATCAAACAGAGAGAAAGCACATCACTTAAAAATGATGTAATGATTCACAACTCATATCAAACAGATAACTGTTTTACTAGCAATGTTTATGTTGGTAGTCAGCACATCGCTACAGTTTACTATACTCACGATATAAACGATTTAAGTAGAAATAGCAATGGTGGGACATTAACTTACAACAAATTTGATCACAGTAGTGGTAGTTTTGTTGATGCTATTCGTAACGACTCATGGGAGATAGATGAAATTTCATTCAATGAGAGAGCGATCGCTAGATGCCTAGGCACCCAAGCAGTAAGATATAGAAATTTTCTAATCAAACAGTTTGGTGAGCAAACTTCAATAGTTAGAGAATACTACGAGGTGAGAAAGTAATGCCTACTAACATACCATTAAGGGAAAAGCATAACTTTTCCCCTACACCTTACGGTTTTACAAATAGCGATGATTTCGGCATGTGTTTTTGGTTAGATAGCGATGGCGATTTCAGATATGCACCACAATTTAAGAATGGTCAACCAGATATCGAGAGAGTGGGATATGTTGCTGAGTGGGATGACTTCAGCGATGTAGATATGTTTAAATTGTTTAAAATCCACGAAGGATTAATAGACTTTAAGCATAAAGTAGAAGAAGAATATCCAAACATGTGACAGTTATATTAGTGTCACATAAGAATACACTACCGTGTTTTTAGTGACTATAATATTAATATAATCATTCAATCAAACTTATGTCAGCAGATTACACAGCAAACGAGATTTCACTCTTAGATCTCATCAAAGACATTCACAACACATTTTATTATGTTGGCGAAGAGAATGACAATATCGATGATATTGATTTAAAAACACTTGATGAGATAGTCTCAAGATTCAAGAGACAAGTATATGTTAACCAACTACCATAGGAGGTTAACATAATGAAGA